ATTCATAAGCTGCATTCAGGGCTCCCGTAGTAGCCTGATAAATCCCGAATCTTTTTGAGCTTCCGGAAATAAATATTATATCCGCATAATTAGGATATAAACTCCTTGGACTGGTAAATGTTATCGTAGTCTTCCATACATTCGATCCCTGATCTTCCCACGTCGTAGTCGCCTTGCTGCCCAAAATTTTGGGGTTTGCTCCTGTACCATATTTTCCGAAATAGAGGTTTGCTCCTGCATTTCCATCAGAAGGCACTTCAAGTGTTTCTCTCCAGCTATCTCCTGCATTAAAGAAAATTGAATCACCGGGATTGAACGAACTGGCGCTTACCTTTGACAATGTAGCCCATGCCTGACCGTCTGATTGACCGCTATTACTATCATTGCCGGCAGACTTCACATAATAATTAGTCCCCGATGCTACCAGGGTTGAGAGAATCAATAAGATGCTTATTATTACTTTCATGGGATCACTCCTTGTCCGTTACTGTCCATATAAGTTTCAAGCGCCGTAATTATAGTATTTATCTGGTTTGTGCTGAATACTCCGCCTGCTACAAAAAACGCTATCTGATATCGCCCGTAATTTGGGATCCCTGTCATGGAACACACCTCAAAATCCGCGTTAGAAACAGTCGTGGAGCTCCTCGATTTGGCACCTAAACTTGTCCCTGAATTCTTATAGGCATTAACCGCCGTAGAACTCGATCTCACAAGCATTGTAAATCCTGCTGATGATCCTACCGTCCAGGTATCTGATGCTGTCTGGTTTATTCTTCCGTATATCGATCCCGACGATCTTGGGAATATTGAGCAGGTAGTCGAAAGTGCCGCAGCCGGTTCATTTTCGTTATAATCCTGCAGAACATACACCCCAAAGCCTGCAGCGTTTTGCTGAAACAATCCCTCTCCCTCGCTTGAAGGATTCCAGTTAAGATCTACTATACCGTCACTGTTATTCCCCAGGAATCCCTTATAAGCATCCCAGGTTATCCCTCCACCAAGTGTCGCCGTATTGCTACCTGTTGGTGCCGTCCATTCCAGTTTAGCATCTATAGAATCGTCAACAGCAAACGCATAAAATACAGATATTGAATCCCAGGTAGAATAATTATCCACCATGTACTTCACCATCGTATTCAGTTTAGTTGATAGTGTGTCGTGAGGTTTTGTCGCCATGGCATTATACACAGCCTGGTATTCATCACAGTAACTTTCTCCCGGAGGTGCGAAATATACCGATGTATTCACCACCTGGCTGTTAAGCGCCAGAGAAAATAACAATGCCGTTATTATAAATAAGCTTCTCATTCCAGGTACCCGTAAATGTTTATAATACATTGTGTCGGCTTCTTGGTTGCCTCGTCTACACGGAGCCAAAGCCAGGCATCAGGAGCTATGGTATCATTCGAGCTGTTTATCGTTGCATCGCTTCCTGTGGTTGTGCTGGTCACGGTCATATCGGAGCTGAACACTGTTGTAGGTGTTCCGTCTTTAAAATTGACATCATATAACAATGCTAGATCAATATCCGGAGAAGTTCCTGCTACCACCGCAGTCACTTTAGTTATCACAAGCGATCGTGATCCTCCCCATTTAACTCCCCATATTACATTATTCAGCGTGAACGCTGCGGTATCTCCTGCATTGCCCACACCTATGCTCGGAGCAAAATATAAAGCTGTATCCGCATACTTTCTCACCTCGGCGCTTAATGCATAATTTGAAAGCATTGTTGTGGTATCCGCCTTATTGATATAATCAGCCAGCATGCTTGTCGTGTCCGATATCGATAATTTCACATCCACAGCTGCAGTTAAACTATCCATTAAAGCTTTCCTGGTAACATAGTTCCCCTCCCCGTATCCGGTACTGTCAGCAAGCAATATTCCTGTATCAGCATTCTGCAGGTAAAGCGCAATCGAATCATGAACTATATCCGATACTTCCGCCTGGCTTATACCACCGCCTAGGCCTGCCGTATCTGCTATCTTCAGGTATTTCGACAGCATTATGGCTGTATCCGCTTTATTGATATATCTGAGCAGCATCGAAGCTGTATCAGCTTTGTTTATATATCTTGTCAGCATACCCGATGTATCCGCCTTATTGATATAATCGGCCAGCATGCTGGCCGTATCCTCCACCATAACTACAAGTAACCTTAATGCATTGAGGCTATCCGCTATCTCATCCTGTACGGCGCTTAGCGATATTCCTCCTTCAGTCAGGTCGCTGAGCTTGGCATATGTATTGAGCATACTGGCTGTATCGCTTATTGCCAGTTTACCATTGATTATCTGGTATAGATAAGTGGTATCATAGCTTGAACCCCCGCCCATTCCTGCTGTATCCGCTATCCTCAGATATTTGGATAGCATTGCTGCCGTATCAGTTTTATTTAGTTTCGCATTCAATTGTGTCTGCACAGCGCTTGTTACACCCACCAGCCTGTTCAGCTCAGTGGTACTCACCAGGGCCCCGTCAAGAATATTTATCTCCGCCCCGCTTGCTGTAATAGTAAGTATCCCAATCCTGTTCAGCTGGGTTATTGCTGCATTTGTTTTTATGAACGCGGTTCTTGCCGGATCACCGGTCCCGGCATTAGCAGTCTTGCCCACATTTATCAGCTGCAGCTGTCCGAAAGCTTTACTTCCGATTATCAGCAATAAAAGAAATAACAATCTTTTCATATTCTGAATTTTAACTTAATACCTATCGTTAATACATTAAGCTCTTCACTCTTCGCCCTTTGCCCTGAGCTCTGAGCTCTGAGCCCTGAACTCCCCGCTCCCTGCCATCCCACATACAACACATTGTTCTGATATATCTTCATACCCAGGTACATTAGGCCTGCTCCTATCAATCCTCCGGTAATGGTAGCCATAAGGTCCTTCAGTTCCGGGCTTCCTCCGGTTCCGGCATCGAGTCCTTCCTTTCCCAGGCCTGCCATCGCTGCTACCCCCAGCCCGATCAGCGCCGCATACTCCGGAGAATCCTCAAAATATATCGAACCCACCCATGTACCCCAGGCGCCGCAGAATATACCGGCTCCTCCATGCAATGACTTATCTGCAGCTATCTGTCCGCTGCATTTCTGTACTGAAAGGAATATTATCGTAAATGCCAAAACGAATAATGATATCACGAATACCTTATATTTATAAGCGTCTTTCATGCCGTCAAATCTATGTCCCGGCCACCTCCCAAAAAAGGACAGCTTAAACAGTCACTGAACCCTCTATATCATCGAGCTTATCCATTCCCTGTCTCAGGTTATCAATATCTTTATAAGTCCAGTTATTCTTAACCCCGTTCTTCAATAATACCTGCAGCAGCGTAGACATTTTTCTTATTGCATCCTTCAGTTCCGGATCCGATCCTAAAATAGTAGTGCTCTGCCCTGGGCCCTGAGCCCTGAGCTCTGTGCCATCAGTTGTTCCCCCGTTCGCATAACCCGGCATATTATTCACCCGGTAGCTCTCCAGCATCTTTATTATGGGACCCGTCACCGGGCTCGCTACCATCTCCTGGTTAGCTACCCATTCCCCCCCATGCACTACACCCTTAGGCACATATTTCCCCCCTTCTCCTGAGAACCCGCCGGTCCATAGGTTTTTTAATACAGCATTTTTTGCAGTAGATAAAGCTCCTCGTATGATAGCTGTAATTATCGCTGCCCTTATCGGTCCCGCAATCGGGCCGTATCGTGCAGAACTGCTCATTATAGCTTCTCCAATTTTAATTGTTGCTAAATTGGTCAGCTCATCAATTGCCATTTTTAAAATTGCTTTCGATGCCTCCTTTGCTGTGAAAACACCTTCGGCAACAAACTCGCCCAATGCATCTCCTATTCTCGCACCAAAAAGAATATATCTATTATATTTCTCTTCGAGGTTCTTCTGATCTTCAATCTGTTCCCGGGCCCATTGTTCACGTTTAAGGTTATCCTGCTCCTCAATATTTTTCTCTATAAGATCAAGCTTATCATTCTCAATCTTCTCAAAGTTCTCCCATATTTTTGCGTAACGATCAATGGACTTATTTATCTCTTCTTCCGAGATATCATTGTTTAAAGCTTTTTCTATTTCTTTTTCAATTCTCTCCCTTTCTGTCTGCAGTTCTTCTACAAATCCGCTCATGCGCGAAATGTTCCTCTTGTTTTCCTCAAAGAACCTCGTATCAGCATCTATCCAGGAAGCATATAATTTTTCAATTTCCGCAAACTTATCCTCATTATTGTTCCTTAATGTCTGCAAGGAAACATCAGCTGCCTTTTGTTCCGCATCATTCATTTTAATGAATGCCAAAACATCTTCAGATCTCAGATTAGCTTTTCCGGCAAGATAGTTTATCTCATTATCAAGTTTTTCTTTCGCAAATTTCTTGGCCATTCGAGCCTCTTCCATTCCTATGGCCAGGGCTTCCTCCAAGGCTTTCTTGCGTTCTTCAGTGGATCTGGTTCTATCCTGAGCGGTATATTCAAGCTTTGCGATCTTATTTCTGTTCTCAGCTGCTTTAGATACATAATTATTTTCCGAGTCTTGTAATGAGTCCAATGCATACTGATAATCATATGCAGCCTTTGTTGCTGAACTTATCTGATCACCGATACCTTTAAAAGCTTCCTTCATTGAGGTTGCAGCTTCCTTCCATTCCCCTTTAAATACATGGCCAATAGCACCGGCAACTGCAATTAATCTCTGCCTTACCACATCGAGAATAGCCTTTACCTGCTCGAACCTGGCAGCGAATTCTGTCGCTCCTGAATCTGATGATTTAAAAGCTTTAACAAGCGCTGTCAATGCACCAATTATGGCAGTGATAACTAAAACAACAGGATTGGCGAGCAATGCCCTGAAGCTTGATGCCATTTTAGATACACTGGATGGAACGACATCACCGAGCTTATTCCATGCATTACCGGTTGCGGATATACTCTCCTGGTGTTCCTTCAGTATTCCCTTCAGCTTCTTTATCTCGGCGCCGGCCGCAACATATTCCTTACTACCAACGGCCATCCTCGCTTGCTCATTAATCAGCTTGAGCATCTCCTTCTTTATCGAGGAAATATTATTGCTTACCTCTTTCCCGTTTATCCAGATATTAATCCTGCGGTCGTATGTCTTATCGTTTGCCATTATTTTATCAGGATTTTCGTTGCACTCACACTCTGGTCAGCACGCATCTCGGCCACCAGATCAGCCAGTTTATCTATATTATCATTTATTACAGGATTAAACCACTCCACTGCCTTCCTCATGGATGGTGTATCACTTAATACTTTCGGGCTTAAGCTCTTATTCTTCAACTTTGCATACTCCTTCCAGAAAGTATTCTGGAGAGATCCGCTTATCCTTACTACCTTTCCTCCTACCATAGCATATCCGCGGCCAACTCCTTTATGCAGAAAAATCCCATGCCGCTGGAAATTATAAGCAACACGGTCTATCTCTCCGTAATATTTATAATTCTTCGCCCTCAATGATCTCAGAAGATCCCCCTTTCCCTTGCTGGTCAGTCTCTGAATCGATGCCCTTAACTTTGTACCTGTGGCAGCGCTCCAGGAAGAGATCTTCTCATTATATTCCTCGGTGGTTATTTCTCTTGGTTCCGTGGTCATATCACATCATGTCGGCAGTTATTATCGTACTGTCAGCGGTCCATATCGTACTATCTGCAGTTATCTGTGGTATCCACCGTGTCGGATCAAGAACACTGTTCACAGGACTTATTATATTGAACGATACCCTTATTCCATGCTGTCCCAATTCTCTCACTGAGAGAAGCGATACATTACAATCTGCAATATCAAATCCGCGCAGTACCGGAAATTGCCTGTTCTCCTTATCGGTTTTCATTCGTATGAGGATATCATTGGCTATCTCCTCAAGCTCATCCCATTTCTCATGGATCTTTGCAAAATCCTTCAGATCGCTTACCCTGTCTATAAGAATAAAAGCGCCATTCCTTCTCTTTCGTATATTATCGGAGCTGCTCTCGTTATAGTCTATATCATACCCTTCCAGAATAAGCGCCGGATATTTAATATTCGTGCACATTCCCGTAATCACTTCATCAAGTTCGAACCGGTAGAAATGTTTTTCTGTTGATGAGTGTTTTATTTCCGTATGCTCCCTTGCCAGCTTTTCGAAGTAGCTCACCAGGTCGCTAAACTTTGCCGCCATTTTTCAGGTATTGTTTACGTCTGTAATTCAATATTCTAAGTACGGTAGATGCCGGCGTATTTGAAATCTTATCATGGTCTGCTATGTTTTCAGCCACCAGCATGTCATAAACATCAATCCATCCTTTAAAGGTCTGGTTGTTATTGTTCGCTTCTGCCTTTTCAAATACATAAGGATATGCTTTTGCCAGCCACTCCCTTATCAGTCCGTAGTTAATTGCAATTGCTTCCCTCACTTCAATCTTTACCTTCGATATCTTTTCTGCATTCGCCTCTATCATGTTATCATCTAAGCCTTCTTTTCCGGTATAGAATGATGCAATGAATTTGTTCAGGTCATTCCGCTTTCCGGATATATAATTCTGGTAATATGTATCTCCGAATATGAAAGCCCCGAAGGTCACTCCCCTGAGCTTTTCGCCTGGTGCTTTTAGTCCGGCAATCTCCGGGATTATAAAAACACCATAAGGTTCCGCCTCATTAACAAATCTTAACTGCCTCACAATCGAATATTTCTGGTAGCTGTCCAACAGCCCGGCAATTTTTCGATCCACGCCGAGATAAATCTGCAGTATCTTACCATCCGGAAGCTTCCCGCGCTTCAGATCCGGTATCGATGATATCTGTTCGGCTGTCAGCTCGCTCCATCTGGCCGGCAATTTATATTCCCGGTGCCTGGTCCATGGCAGGAAAAGAAAAGGCTGGTATTCCACTCTTACCGGTATCATGCCACAAATATCTTTTTATCGGTATTATCCCTGGAATAAACATTCCCTTCCAGACTTCCCTGGTCAATGAATGAGTTATCAATCATATATTGCCTCAGGGCCTCGAGGTATTTCCGGCCAGTCTCTTCATATTTCATCCTGGCTGCAAGTATTTCATCAGCGCTGGCGCTTCGCTTAGTAATGTCATCCTGGAACACGGAGTTCTTACCTTCAAAGAAAAGACCGCGATCCGTCAGGTTGCCGGTATTTTCTATCAGCCTGGCACAGCTCAGGTAAGCGATCGACTTGCGTGTCTCCACAGCCAGGGCCGCATAATCCTCATCCGGATCCTCCTTAGCCAGCTCCTCCATCATCTTATCATATTCACCTCCCATCAGAGGCTTTATCTCAAAGTCTATCACCTCATTCATATACCGCTGCAGCCTGAGGAATATTATCCTGCTCTTCCCTATATAGCATATACTGTCGAATGTCTCGGCGTCCTTTATCAAGGATGTCCTTCGGGCTATGCATATTGTGCTTTCCTCCCACTCCGGGAAGTGCTCGATATTATCCTCTATATATTTCAGCATGTCATCGAGGCCGTTATACCCGGCATTCTCGAAGTACTTCCGGAGGTTTTCCTCCTGGTACTTATATAGCCCTTTAAAGTTTTCGCTCTCTGCGCGCTGAAAACCCGTAGCTGAAAGCAGCACATTCATCACATCAAACCCGATATAATAAGCAAGGTTTAGCTCTGCTATCCTTATCAGATTTATCAGCTCGTTAGTCTTTTCCGTATCCTCACCTGCGGATCCGGCACTGCCGCTCTGCCAGTTGGCGTTGTCGTTAACAAACTTCTGGAGGTCATTATATAAATCATCCTCCAGGAGTGTCTTCACGAATACTCTTTCAGCCTGCTCAATGAACGGCCATAGCTTTTCCCTGTCGGTAGCAACGCTTACCGGCAGCACCCCTTTCACCTGGGTCAGGAATGTGTTATCATCTGTTGAGAAAAACATCAGCTTAAGGTTTTTTGTGTGCCGGCACCTGTGTCCAGCGTGGTTAAAATTGTATTACGAAACCGCAGCTCCACATCTTTTATCCCGTTAAACCGGAGAAAACATTCAATAGGATCCAGCAGGTTCTGCCGGTCTGGCCATGCGTTCGCAATATTCACAAGGAATGCTTCCCGTATATTGCTCCCTCCCTGGTTCCCGGCATATGTACCACCAGGCATACCTGCACCGAGAACATTCGGGTTTATCATAAGCGAGAAAAGAATCTCACTATTGGCAGCTGCAGAGGTTACAAGGTTCTCACCATCCTTGTATTTATTATCGAGAGCTTCTATTACCCATTGCTCTTCAGCTTTCCCTCCAGGTCCGATCTCAAAGAATGAAATTATTGCTTTGTTGGCATTTTCCGGAGCGGTAAGATTGCGTTCAAAGTCATCGAGATATTGATCAATTGCTGTCTTCCGATCATCTTTGGTTTTAAATTGAGTCTCAGGAAACTTCTTATCCCAGAAAGCATAAGGTATCTTCACATGCCACTTCCAGGATATCTGGTTCTCATATGCTTTCTTCAGAAACTTTGGTATAAGTAATGCTATTTCCAGCCACCCGGCTTCCTTTGTCGGCATCCAGGCCGGCGAGCTGTAATAATCCTTATTGCTCCAGCTGTCCCGCAGCGGGTATATTATAGTTCCCTTCCCGAATGTCCTGTCGAGTCTCTTCCTCTCCAAGTCCGCTTCCGGATCATACTCTGACAGCACTGGCAGTACTTTATATTCACTGGTATCCTGCGGCATATCCGGCCATCTTCCGGAGATAATACAGTTCTCAATCTCTCCCATCGAGTTGGCCACAGTATATCTGCAATGCACTGCATTAATGCAATTGATACCAACCAGGGATTTACCGTCCGTTGATGGTACAAATTCAGGAAAAGCAGTTCCGAATTTCAGGAAATCCCTGGTTGCTTTCTCCATATACCGGCGTACCATCCTGCTGTTACAGAATGCCCGCAGCTGAGCATCATCAATCACCTCGAGCTGTTCATTACCTTTCTCATCATATCCTTTAATCCTGCAGGGGAATATGCCTTGTCCCAAGATCACATTCCGGATGAACCTTAAACCAGTATTTAGAACTCCTATTTTGCTTATCAAATCATCCGCTTCCGTGGGAAACTTATTGGTAGTTCCCCATTGTGATACCTGATACTTATCTACCGTTGGAGAGAAGTTAAGAGGTTTTACGGTATTTGTTCCTGATGGTTCACGTGCAGCTGCAGAAATTCCTGTGCTCACATAATAAGCCGACGATCCATATGCCATTATTGGATTACCGGAATTATCGTACAATATTCTCATAGAATAATTTGTTTACCATTCCATTCAATTATCAAATCTATCGAAACCGGGTAGATATGACCGATCTTATTACCTTCTTCGTCAATCGCTACTACACCCCTAAGTCTGTTATCCTTAAGATTCACGGTTAGTCCCGTAGCTACTGCTCTTGGTAGAAATACCAATTCTCCATTCTTTTTTATAAACTTGATAGAGAAACAGACCTGTCTCCCCTGGGGAGATTCTTTTATATCATATTCTCTTAAAGCATCATTCCTGCGGATTGTAGCCATCAACAAATCTTTTGAGCAAAACTAAACTCATGGTAAACCGCAAAAAAGGACAGGCCATTTTCATCAATTAGCCTGGTTAAAATATATTTGATAATCCAGTTTATTATTAATCAAAGATTTAAGAAGTAAATTTTTAAGAGAATCTATCAAAAAGTATAAAAATATAGCTCGACTCATATGCGAGGCCCGCCCCATCGAATAAGGCAGAAGGTCAGGCAGTTTTGACAGGAAATATGAAATGAATTTTGATTTAAGAGAAAAAATAAATTTCGAAATGATATCTATACCTATGTATGTATAGGTAGTCACATAGTAGTCAGAAGCGTGGTTCAATGAATGTTGATGTCCTGGTGAGCAGATCTCCATATTTGATCCAGATCCTTTTGTCTACCGCATCACCAAAGTGAGTAGATTCCTCAGGTAATATAGATTCTTTACGTTCACTGCTTTTATCTTTTGTGAACTTCCCGTCCTTATCTATCACCCGGGTATTATTCATACTGATCAGGGTATATTTACATTTCGATCCATTGAACCGCACCTGTGGAAAGCGCGGATCTATACTCTTGAGTATGTTAGCCCATAACAGATACTTATCATGCTGCGGAGGTTCCATTCCTTTATGCACCATAGAAGAGACTATCCATCCGTTATGTTTTAGTCTATCGATAGCCTGCTCGTTATAAGACTTGGCATTCTTTGCATTCGGTTGTCTGCTGTCTCCATATCTGTCACGATAATATACAATCTCCCTGCAGGTCTGATGTCTGTAATAATTACTGAATTCATCAACCAGTTCATTTATCATTACTGATGTAGACTGATTTGGCTTGATATAAAACTCATTGATTACATTATCTGTTTTAACAGCCTTTTTATTTACAAAATCAAAGTCTTTCTCCTGGGCAATCGAGAATAAACAAATCTTTGCACCCCAGTCAGGCACTATCTCCAGGGGAGCTGCAGGATTACAATCGAGATCAAAACGACTATCCGGAGTACTGAGCTTCTGCATATCCCAGGATGAATTCTCAGCAAGATCTCTCGCGTAGCTGCTATTTAAAGCATCGTAATATATATGTTTCTGATCATCGATGTGATAATAACAATCCTCTACCTTATCCAAGATCATATTCATTATCTCGATCATGAATGTCAAAAGTGTCTGCTTCTCATATTCTCTTATGATGTAGCTCAGGCCTACATTATTTAAGTTATCAAATGAATTCGCCAGGGTAAATAATAATCCGGAATTGCTGATAAATGGAGTAATCTGTCTTCGGAGACGAACTGTCTCATTCCATATTTCCGTAAAAAGCTTCTTATTTTCAACCTTTTTCGCATCGAGCAGCTGCATCTGCAGCTTGACAATTCTATTCCATATGGAGAAAAGCTGAATACCAGCTTCCTTCTCATAATAATCTGAATATGACAAAAGCCATTTTTGCGAATTAAGAAATGGCATAGAAGAAACATAATGAAATCCGTGGTGCCAGGGAATAGGGGATTTACATCTTGTACCCCAGATCTCTTCATTCCCTCGGTTTGTAGGTGATGTTTCCTGGTCATATCGTTCTTTATCGATCGTTAATGCTTCATCCAGGATCTCATAATCCACATTCGGACCTCTGGCGGATCCAGCCCGGTCCTGGCTAAGCATCAGAAGAGCATTTCCATTTGAGAAGGAGATAACATTATCATATCTCATTATCTTCTCGAGCGGCTGAAGGAAGTGTGAAGGCGGCCTTATTCCTATGACATAGTTGCCAGGATTGCTCTTGTCAACATGCTTTTTATAGCCAAGGCTTTCGAGAAATTTGAAAGTAGATGGCAGTGTCCTGGTGAGCAGCTGGCCGTATGTCTGCCCGGTAACGGCTGTTATCGCTCTGGGCATCGACCGGTTGATCATATCAACATCCCATCCGACAAGGAATGACTTTCCGGTACCACGGCCCCATAAATCGATTTTCTTTTTAGCCGACAATAGAACCGATATCTGCTGAACCCTGTTAAGTTTGATCTCTTCTATCATGTGTCCATTATCTCTCCTGCCTTTATTTCGTCTATTTCACTTATAAGTGCATCAGCTACTTTCTTTCGTATATCATCAGGGAGTTTTAGAAATTTCATCAGGTCAAAATTGTGAGATACCTGATTGATCTGAATAGGGATAATGAAGGTATTCGATTCTACCAGCTTAGGATCTATCTTATCTGTCGGTTTTTCGCCGATTGCCTTAATAAGGTTAGAATGTGCCAGGGCCCAAGCACGAAGCGCTTTCGGATCATCTTTCTGGTTTTTGCATTCTTCTATCAAATCACAGATATCCTGAAGCAGCCAGGAATGCCACCGGTCATATTCAAATGAATATTGAGTATTGAAAAGCCGCATAGCAAATTTGCAGTCTTCATATGCCTGGCTCCTGGAGATCTCCGGATACTTCAGCATATGTAGTTCCACTGCTTTTTTCTGTATCGGATACCGGTCCAGCTCCCTGGCAATAGACATGATACGGTTTAATAACTCCTGGTCTGCTTCCGACAATGGAGAATTCGCAGGATTAAAGCAATGTGCTTTTATCACTTCGAATTTGACATCCTCAAGCGCTTTTTTGGCCATTTTATATTTTTTTGGCCAATTAGGTCAGATCAGCTATCCTCTGTTCGATAGCTGCTATCTCCTTTTCCTTTTTGGCAACTCTCTTCTCAATTATGGTGCGTTTAGGGCCTGCAGGCATCGCTGATCCTTCCCCTTCCTTGGGCTTTATCTTGCTGCCATATAAGAGCAGGTTTCGGTCCTTTGTGACAGAAGACTGAATATTCTTCTTCTGCAGCTTGAGATCATCGATGTTATCAGATAACTTCTGCTGCTCTTCTTTCTTGACTGCAGGCCATAGAATATTTTCATCTGGCAGGGCTTTTTTAGTGTCAAACAGGTGAAACGCTTCAAACAATATGTCGAGCCTTTTCGATATGTCCTTGATCTCTCCTGCCAGCTGCTCACGTTTTGCAACTGTCTCCTGAGTATTATCTTCAGGTAGTTTCTTCAAGGCACTATGCTTCTTCCCCCGCAGCATATATAATGCTGAATTCTCCCTTACCAGGCGCTGGATAACCGGCGGATATGAACCAATTTCATTTTTCCCGATCAGATTGAACCTGGCGCCGGCTTCATCATCTTTTTTCTTTTCAACGGATACTTCCGGCTTCTCCTGCTTTGGCATCTGCTTAGCCAGTGGCCTGAATGCTTTTTTTACAATAGTTTTAGGTTCAGGTATTTTTTTAAGCCCGGCAACTTTATTCAGTTCCCATACAAGTTTCTCCATCGAGCTTTTTGTGTTGCCCTTTTTAAGCATCTTCCCGATGATCTTGTTCTTCTTCGAAACTGCCTGAAGCAGCTTCATGCCCTGGTCATAATCCTGCGGACCATGGAACCAGTCAATAATTTGTTTCTTTAGTTCTGCCATTTTATAAATAATAAAGTAATTCTTTAAGCTTATGCTCCAGTTTCATCTTACGGGCTTTAGATTCATTCTTAGAGAAATATTTCTTTGCCTTTTTTGCCCTGCCGTATTTTGCATATATAAGGCTTCCGGTCTCGTAATCCTTATCTTTAGATTTCAGCCATTTAATTATCTCAAAACATGCCTCTTTACCTGATTCCGGGATCTCATATTTCGATGGTTTCAGAAAGGTATCATACAGCCATATCTTGAGAGGAGGCCTGAGCCCGTCGTCGTTGAACGATACAAACGATTTGTTCCTTACCCTTATGATCAGGTCCTCTATCACATACGGTTTGAAAACCGTTGCTTTCTCTCCGTTAAGCCTGGGTGCATCAGGATATACAACATTCCCGTACAGGCTTTTCATCGTATACCCTGTCGCTTTTTCATAGTCGAACATCGCCATTACTTCCGGAAAACGGTTCTTATTCATCACCAAAGGCACATGACAATCGAAATGCAGCGCTTTAAAACCTTTCTGATGTAATATGTTCCTGGTTCGCCATAAACGCAAGCGCCAGAATGTCTCTTCAAAATATTCCTTGGGGAAGTTGAGCATATTACCTTTATGATATGGAGGTATTTCACTAGCTGTCATCGGCTTCATGATCAGGTGGTCATCATTGATAAACAGGAAATTTTCAGTGAGCGACTCTTCCCTGCAGGCCCGCAGCACTTTCCTTATTATGTTTCCGTCAGCATTATTCGGACCTATCTCATCAGGATGCTGTATATGGTTGATATTCCTTATCCAATCAGGCTTCTCCCCTATTATCCATATCTTTCTCACCCCTTTCAGGTTCTTCTCAACAGATCGCAGCGAGAACCTTATCTCATTATTGTTCCAGTTACTTCCCGTACCCAGAACATATACCACATCAATTGCTTTTTGTTTCCGCTCTGCCATTGGCTCCTGTATTACCAATTTGTGCTATGATCATATCTATCCAGCGGTGGCGTTTGACTACCCCTGCCAGTTTTGAAATAAAATAATAATCTCCTCCTTTTATCGGTTCAAACTTCACCTTGTGCTTATGTTTTGCATGAAAAATAAAGCAAGGCATCCCAATATCCTTATGCACTATCCTTCCCATCCCGAAGTTCTCATTCGACGGTATTATCCTTCCGGTCGGCCATCTCATTTTCAGAAAATAGATAACATTATCATCGGTCAGGTTTTTTGCAGCTTTTTCCAGCACCGTGTTGTCTGCCAGGTAATCATCATCATCCAGGAAGAGGATCCATCCGCCCTTCACATGGTCCATCAGGTTATTCAAATACCGGTTCCATGGCGCGGTCTCTGTCGATGTTTTTGCTTTCTTCTCAACCATAACCGGCTCAATGCCCGATCTTCTCACATATTTGGCAGTCGCTTCATCATCAGCGCTCACAATAATATTCACATCCTTATAGGTCTGATTCCGGATAGATTCCATACATCTCATGAATAGATTCATCCGATTTGATGTTCTTATAAGTATGTTGATCTTCCCGTCTATCAGGTGTTGCTTATAGGTCTTACCCTCCAGTAACCGGTAATAATGAAACAGGTATATCTCCTTCATGAGCCGGATCTTCAGTCCATGCCCCAATACCTGGTTTGAGATCTGAGTATCTACTCCCAGGAGGTTAGCCCCGTCACACACTTTTAGCAGCTGCGGCCTGATCAGCATCCATATACTCTTCTTTATGCATATCAGATGGCCTGCTATATGTTCATTGATCTCTTTCGCCTGACCATGAAGCATCCTCGAAATTTCTGCAGATCTCCTCCTGTGATATGCGATGGAATCGCTCTCCTGGTTGGTTCCATTCCTTACCATAAATTTATATGAGCTCCTGGAAGCATAGGATGTGAATATCCCTGTATCGGGATATTTATCCACATATTCCTGAATCCGGTGGCCGAAGTTGTTCTCGAAGAACATGGTGTCTCCATCCAGGAAGCATGCCCAGTCATTGTTATCAGGTACCAGGTTCATATACATATCATATGCCTGGAAGAGCTTTTTCTCAAAGCTGTATGGAGTGAAGAAATAAATCATGCTGCAAACATAAAGGCAGTCAAAAAGGCAAAAAAGGACATAAAAAAACCGGCTCCTCGAAAGAAGCCGGTCGGGGAGAGGCCGACATTGACTAACTTGATCCTGAGCCAGTCGTGAGAAGAGTCGTTACGTCGCCAACATATATCCTGGGGGTATTGGTCTTGAAAACGAAGGAAAGATTCGCTCCCTTGCGGTCAGCTGTGGCTTTCCCTGTTCCAATCCCTTCACCGGCAACCATCTTGGCAGCGCGTTTGCTGTCGCCGAGAAGATAATACTGTCCTTCATTATCCTGGGCTATCAGGAAGAGATTCTCGTTTTTCGCGGCTGCGATGAATCCGAGTAGCTTCTTCTTAAGCCCGGGATTGAAAACATTCAGTCTCTGCTCAAACGACAGTCCGTCTGTTTCACCCACCAGGTTGACCTGAAGCTCCGACGTGTCGTCAGTGCTGTAGAAGGTGAAAGCCCTTTTACCGGCTTTCATTACCACATCACCAACCCACTGTGCATTTGCTTCAACGTCGGCAGGAGCTACAGGAGCGGTAGGCCAGGCTGCTACATCGTCCCAGAGGCCGAATATAACAGTCTGTGTCAGACCACCCATGTTCTCGCCGTTCGGCAGGTTTTTATCGATATCTACAAAATCCACTGTCGTATGTTTTAACGGTTAATACTAAGCCGATGTTGATCCGGATCCTGCAGAGGAGCGGTCATTAACGGCAAATTCAGTCTTGTGTATGCTCACAAACTGGGTTCCGAAAACATACTTCATGGTGGCTGTGAACAGGTACGGATTTCCGCTCGGGAAAGCCTGCATCGATTTCATATCCTCGAGCTTGTCGGTGCCATAGATCATGTTCTCACGTGTGGTGAGAATTACCTGCTGCGATCCGGCAGGCAGTGCGTTATGCCGCACAATACGGCACTTCTTCTGAGTTCCTTCCAGGTATTCCATACCGCTCTGATCAACAAACGGAGGATTATCATGCTCATCACGGTACCAGTCATCATACAGGTCGCCCACCGAGGTCGGCAGCCACATGTTGACATTCTTCCTGCGGAGCTGCTCCGGCCTGGTCCTCCACATGTCAAGGAGATAGTCTCCTGCATTTGCCCGGTTGATTGCACCGTTTGCATACAGATTGCTGTGACCGGCGCTGATCAGTCCGGCTGTGATATCGGCGGCAATGATCGTTGACCATCCGTCGAAGGAGTCTGTCAGGGCCAGATCGCCTGCTCCTGCACTGTATTTGGCCGTGAAAATAGCATTATACAGCTCTTCAGATGCAATGTTGATCCCGTGCTGCAGGAGCCATAGCTCGAACGGGTGAGTTTTGCTCCACATATTGCCGGCTACGTCGGCAATAAATGAGGTACGGTACCTTTCCGGCTCATCAGCCATTTCGGCTACGATCGGATGTACTGTGATCGTTCTCGGCACAACGGTTCCGAGCTTGTTTGCTCCCAGGAATATCCCGTTATATTTGCTCGAGATGGCGCCATGTTCAACCTTTCCCAGTACACGCGAGTTCTGTATTCCCAGGGAAGGGAAAGCATTGGCAAGGATTTCAGCTACGGCCAGCATATTGAGGCCTTTAAGCAGGTCGCCGTATTCAGTTTTTGTGTTGTTTACGGCAGTGATGTCGATCGGTTTCGTTAAGTCCACTATTTTAATTTTTAAGTGTTTCGATTCTTTTTCTTTTTACGTGAATCCCGTTTTGTTCTGGTTATACTACCCCTTTCACGTATTCGTTCACAGGATCCGCCCCTTCCACTTTCTTCCTTTCCTGGTCGTTCCTGCTCTGGGTACCGGTGGCAGCTGCTCCCGGCTTTTCAGCCAGCTTCTTGCGGATAGCTTCAACCTTTTCGGTTGCGGTACCGGCAGCTTTCACGCTTGCATCCAGGTCGTCCATCGCCGTAGTGGCATCGGACAGCGCTTTAACTGCAGTATCCTTCGCGGAATTTGCAGTGGTGAGATTCGATTCTGCAGCGGCTTTATCGTCCTGCAGTTTTTTGAGCCCGGATTCTATCATCCCGAGCTGCTCCTCGTTCAGTGTAGCCACACCGTCTTCCGACAGTACTATGGATTCCACGGCGAGAAGGGCGCAAAGAAGCGCCAGTTTCGTCTGTTTCGGCATGTTTGATTGATTTTGATTGATATTCAGATTATTAGTTTCGCTCTCTTCACTGAGAAGCTTCTCGAATTTGCCTACGAAATCAGCCCCATACTCTGCCGTTAACCTGGCGAGCTCTTCCTGGCCGACATCCAGATGTCCTTCAGCATTCAGCTTCCACTCCGATTCGATTCCGAGAGCTTTGCTGATCAGCTGTTTTAATTTCCCCGATTTTTTCTCTTTGCTCATATCACATAAAGATTTTCCTTACTTCAGCCAGTCCTTTCGCCAGGGATATCGCCCGGTCCAGGTCAGCCACTTCATCTATCAGCCCCACCGCTTTTGCATCCAGCTTGCTGTTCTTGCTGTTCGATGCGTAGAACATCCTTCCGTTAATCAGACCTTCAACAGTCATATCGAGCTTCTGGCCTCGCTTTTCTTTCACGGCATTCTGAAATGCTATTGCCAGAGGAGAGAGTTCCTCTTCCTTAATAAGATCATAATCACCCTTCAGCGCCTTTTCAAACGGCAGGTTCTTATATGTGCTTTCAGGTGCGTAGATCTTGTGGAAAACATATCCCTCTTTCTCATAATAGGGCTGTATGTCCCAGAACTGCATCATTACTCCTATGCTTCCGAATTCGGCGCTCAGGTCGTTATTGGCTATTATCCTGTCGCAGTGTGATGCCACAAAATACGCGGCCGAAGCGCACAGATCTGCTGATGCTATCACCGGTTTATTATATTCGGTCTGGATCTTCCTTATTGCCTCGAGCATGGGCGGAATAGCATCCACCGATCCTCCCCCGGAGTCTATATCGAGCACCAGGGCATCAATTTTCTTACTTGCGGCTGCCTGCATCATAAAGCCGGCTATCTCCTCGGTCCCGTACTGGCACCAGTTGCCATATTTTACCATAACGCTCTTAAGAGGTATTACGGCCACACTTCCTTCCGGGGCATCATCGTATGTTCCGAATGTTGAAACGCTGCCGGCCGATGCTCCGCATGTAACAGGAAATTTTGTACGGCCTTCCATCTCTTCCAGGTTTCTGGTCTGCATCCTGTTCCAGTCACGGGAATCGCCCATGCTTTTTCCGGTCAGCAGGTTGTTCAGGATGGGAGCCAGTGAGAGGGCATAGGTATAATGGATAAACCATTTCCCTTTAAGGATCTGGCGGTACAGATGTATAGTATTCATGTCCATTTCCCGCAAGGTTAAACCACTTATCCTGGCGAAAAAAGGACAAAATCGAAAGTATAATATCAGATTTTCAGCTATTTAGAATGGAGAATTGATAAAAACCGCACCTTCCGCAAGCGTAGCGCTTATCCTTAGCTGCCTTGCATTCGGTTCCTGGGGAGCCTGACCGGTCGTGCTACTGAGCGCTATGCTGAAGTACGATCCCGGGCTGCCGGCCAGCCAGAAATTATTGTTGCTATCCTCTCCCAGAATAAGTAGTTTCTTATCCCGCAGATCTCCCAGGGGATCGCTGTTACCCGGTCCGCAGGCCGGTATCCTGCACACTGCTTCGAAGTTATATGCTATACCGTTGTCAGTTGTCTCTTCGGTTTCCGATATCTTACCGGTATCTTCGGTAAAAGATATTTCATGTATTGTTGCTCCGTTATCCAGGGTAAGATCATATAATTCTTCTCCATCTTCCTCGAGCGATACAAAATCGTCGGCATCTATAAAATAGAGCTTCAGCAAACCACCCATGTTATCCATTTGCGTATTCTTTAATTAGTTTTTTCGAAATTGTCCCTAAATCCGACAAATTGTCCAATAATATTCTGTTTAATTCTACTCTTAATTGTCTTATTGTTTTTAATTCAGGAACCTTCCCGTGCCGGTCGAAATCCTTTTTTATGCTCTCATAGCTCCATAGTGTCTCATGAAAACCGAAAGACTCCTGGAATTCCCTTATGCAGTTGGCTACCGGAAACCCAAGGCTCTTATTAACCGATATATACTGCCTGGCAAAGAACTTGGCTTTCATTTCAACTTTCCTGTTAAAATCCAGTATATTCTCCTTGTTCATCTCCCATCCGTACCTGTAAAACATATCCGGAGGTATTATCACTGTAACCATATCCTTGCATTGAGCCAGGGGAGCCGATTCCCTATGTTCCGGTTTTTTTGCCAGGCCTCTCCTGAACTCTTCCAGCAGATCCGGCAGGTGTGAGAGATTGACCGGCGTGCCGCAGTTGTTTTCAAGGTAAGCCTTTACATATTTTTTACATGGGATCTTAATTGTGAAATGATTCACCATCAGCAAAAATAAAGTTATCGGTCCGCCCCTGGAGGGACAGATCCGTGGTTAGTAATAAGAAAAAAGAAGGCTGACGCGATAACATCACAAATATAAATAATAAAGTGAACAAAAAAAGAGGTGGAACCGGCTGTTTTCCACCTCTTTTCAACTAACCCTTTACAAATGCTATGAAAAAAACTGTTTTGAAGAGATACGAAATTTACGTTGTCTTCACCTGGTATAAAAGGACAATCATATAATATATCCATCTCCCACAAATATGGTTCTGTTGCTCCCTATTGCAAAAGCTTTAATTATATCTATGTCAATTATTCCCCTGTAATATTCTCTTATTGCCTGCTCGCTGTTATATGTGCGGTAATGGCTCTCACACATAAAGTCAGGTACCGAAAATATTATTCTGCCTTTCGGGAGCTTTTTTATCAGGGCGATATCATCCTGAATATGTTCGAGCGTCTCAGTGCATACCATCATACTTCCTGCATATTCCGAATAGTCGATATCCCTCAGATCCGATACCCGGAATCCTCCTGATGGCACTCTCTCTCTTGCCATCTTTATGGCCACGCTGCTGAAATCAATTCCGGAATAATTACTGAATCCCCTGTCATGCAGCAGCTCTGCCAGCTGGCCGGGACCGCATCCCAGCTCAAGTATTTTATCACTCTTGTTCAGCCGGCCGGCAATGTATTTCCACACATTGAAATATACCGTGTCGCTGTAATGTTTTCTGTACATCTCGCTTCCATTGTACAGCTTGTCATAATTATCTTTCTCGTATACCTGTTCAGAACTCAGCGCCCTGAGAATATATTTATATTCCGGCGCTTTTCTTAGATCGGTAAGTGTTTTTCTGTCGCGGATCCAGCCGGCTTTCTCACCTTTAAGAAAATGCCGGCCCTGCTGCGGACGCATGCCGTTTTCCCATGCCTTGCGCCGGCGCTTAAGTTTCTCCTCCTGTTCTTTCCTGGGCTTGCAGGCGCCATAATTTATTGCCATGCAATGTTTGCCCTCATAGCACCTGGCATCATTTATGGTTACATTATCGCCGTTCATGTCATAGCTGCTGTCGTATTTGCTTATCATCGTCACATGTCTCCATGGGAGAGCATGAAAATAATGAGCCGGCAGCGGTAAACCAGGGACCTCTCCGGTATTGAACGCCGACCAGCACATCATACTCAGCTGGTTATATCCCATACTCTCAACTTTCTCAATATAATCCTTCAGCCTCATGTTGGCAATGAAGTACAGATCAGCGCTCGAGTAGATTACCCAGTCAGGCTTCAGTTCCGGTAAAATATTAATTATTGCTTTCTGCAATATCCTGAGGTCAAAGCTTTCACCGGTATCTATCCTGTGGCATGGAATATTATTCTCCACAAGCCATTCATAGGTTCCATCAGTTGAAAAGTTATCTATCACGTAGATATCGCTTCCATTCTTTCGGTAATAGTCTATTGTATGAGGTAGATATTTCAGTTCATTGAAAACAAAACAGATAGTAAGCAGTTTCATCTTGTTTTTTCACAAAAGTAAATCCTGGTATTTCTGGTTAAAAGGACAAAAAAAAGAGGGAAAATAATCTCCTCTTTTTTTTGCCTATCTTCATGCTTTATAGTACGCATCGCACTGGCCATTCTTAAACAGATTGCCTGGGCAATACTCACCCATAAATTTGCAGCTGCTGCATAGAAACTCCTGCTCGCATTTACCAGGCCCCCAATTGATCTTTTGCTCCATCACTTCTTTTTTCTGGCAGTCATCACTCATGCAGGCATGATAGGTACATCCCCAGTCATTTGTTTTACATTTCATCATTATAGATATTAGGTAAATTTTAGTCTCTCGTTCTCTTTTATTATTATGGTAATAAAAGGAAACTTATCTTCCGGGACCTGTTGAATGGCTTCGATGAGTCCTGATGCCGATGTAAATAATACATGCATCTCATTATTATATGAAATCTGTAGATGCAAGCATTTTCCTGAACCTCTCTCATGGAAGCTTTTAACTTTTGTTTCTTCAATCTTAAAAGCATGGATTACAATCTCTCTGTTAAGGATCCTTTCCATCTTTACCTTATCTCCTTCAAAACTTCGGGAGGTTTGCTTTATATCAAACTGACTGAACCGGTTCATTAAGCAACTTTTTTAGTAAGTTTTTGCTATCGCAATGTATCGCCCAACCATAATATGATGCAACTGACTGAGTGTTCTTATTTTTAGAAAGCATTCTGGCAAAGTTCTGTTTTATGCTTTTTCTCAAAAGTGTATGGGAATGCCGGAAAACATAACCAACAAAATCAATACCTCTGGAATCGACAGGAAATATCTGATAGTTATTCTTAATGGTAAGCTTTAGCCTCTCCTGTAGGTATATTCTGATCTTTGCAAGAACCTTATGTAGATACTCTTTATTATCGGACAAAATTACCATATCATCAGCATACCTAAAATAGTATTTGACCAGGATATCTTCTTTCAACCAGTGATCAAAATAAGTAAGATAGAAATTTGCAAAGTATTGGCTGAGATAGTTCCCGATGGGAAGACCGTCGGCACTATCTATAATCACATTGAGTAGCCATAATAGATCCTGATCTTTGATCTTTCTCCGCAGAAGCTGCTTTAAAATATCATGATCAACGTTAGGGTAGAACTTTTTAATATCGAGCTTCAGACAATAACTGGTACCGACGTTATCCCTGAGAGCTTCCTTTACGGCTCTTGCTGCAGCATGGATGCCACGCTTTTTAATACAACTGTAGGTGTCTGCCGTAAACATAGAAACAAACACCGGCTCCATAATATTCATAATAGCATGGTGTACAATCCTGTCAGGATAATAAGGAAGCCTGAATATTAGCCTCTCTTTTGGTTCAAATATCGTGAAGGTAGTATATTCGGAGTTCTTGTAGGTTCTGTTGATCAGCATGTCATGAAGCTTTCTAATATTATCCTCACGGTGTTTATCATGAGCAATAATACCAGGCTGTTTAAGCTTGCCTTTCCTTGCAATAGAGTCAGCCAATTGAAGATTCTCTATACTACAGATCTGCCGATATAAATTCTTAATTCTTTTCATGCCTTTGCTTCTAAAAGATCGCGTTCCCGGTGATGGTACCAGCGCTCTTTATTGTATTGTTATTTTTTGCCATGCGGGCAAGGTTTATGCTGCATTATTCGCATAGGTGGGAACTGACATTCGTATTCGTGTTATCGTAGTTGTAGTTCGAATTCGAGAAACTGAACCTGGAAGACAAAACTGACAGCTCTGGCAGCATACAACCGGAATTAATTATTTTTTATAAAGGAAATAATCCTCATATTCCTTCTTAAACTGCTCAGAAATATAAAGCGCCTTATCACTTGAATCTGTGCAAAGGCGGGAACCGACACACGTATGCGTGTAATCGTAGTCGGAGAACGAATACGAGAAACCGAACCCGGAAGACAAAACCCCATACCACGGGTAATATTTCCACTGGGCACAATTATTCCAGTTGGGGCTCCACCCGTTATTAATAGCTTTATAAATGATCATCAATTTATAAGCTGCTACAATGGGAGTTGCAAATTCCTCCGGGATGCCAGAAACATCCGGAAGTTTAGTTGGATCTATGTCCAGTTTCCTACATGCGTCCTCAAAGGTTTTGATTGTTTTATAATCAAAAGAGAGGTTAGTTTTTGCTGATTTTTTAGTTTTTGTTGTCATGTGATTAATAAATTATATTAAAAATTCCTTGTATATATCGAGAAACTGTTTTGCTGCATAATTAGCCTTTTCTTCTGATTCAAAGCAAAGGAGGGAACCGACACTCGAAGTCGTGCTATCGT